GCTCAAGTACATATTAGCGTAGCCTTTTTAATTAAGGCGATGTTAGCAGTTGGCGTTGTTACTGGAAGTTGGTATCAAGCACAAATGAAATTTCAAGAAATATCTATAAGATTAAATGATATTGAAGATAGAGTTACTGTATTGACTTCATCTGTTAAAGGAATGGAACAAGACCACTTAAACGAACTAGAAGAAGAAGTTAAAGAACAAAGAACTTTATTACAGAAAATGGGAATAAAGAAACCATGAGATTATTAATTACATCTGCTAGTTTATTAATGTTATCTTGTTTTAATATGGACAACGTAATTGAAACTGGTGCAAAAGTTAAAGATAAATATAATAAGTTTGAAGAAGCTAATCCAGATTTTACAAAGAATATTATGTCAGGAGACACTACTAAAATATTTGAATCAGTTTTTTCTGTTAAGAAAATTAAAACAGATGAGCAAAAAGCAAAAGAAGATAGTATCGCAGCTTTAGAAAAAGCAGAACAAGATTCTATTTTGCAAGTTATGAAAGAAAGTTTTATAGATGAATTATATAATAGATATGGTTCTAAGAAAGATACTGTAAAAAATAAACAATAAACAAAGGAGTTAAAATGGCTAAAACAGAAAATGAAAAAAGCCCTGTGTTAACATTAGAGGATAAACAGTATTATCAAGAAGATTTAAACGATGAACAGTTGCTTATGCTAGCACATGTTCAAGATTTAGATAGAAAGATAAACTCTTCTAAGTTTAATTTGCAACAGTTACAATTTGGTAAACAAGCGTTTTTAGACGGAATAACTGTTTCTGTAAAAAAAGAAGAAGAAACTAAAGAAAAAAAGTAAAATAATGGAAAACTGGACCGAGGTTGGCTTCGCCGGATTAGCAGCTGGCATTCTTTGGATGACATTCAAATGGATGACAAGCGAACTAAATAAAAAAATTGATGATTTGCATGATATTATTATTAAATTAATTGACGCTAAAAACGTAATGGTTGACAAATTTCAAGAATTAAACGACGAAGTCACCGACCAGTTGAATTATATTGAAGCTAAGTTAGGTAATGGTCGAGGTTCTAAACAAAAAAGAAGAGCTAGCAAATGATAATGCAAGACAAAAAAAATAATAAAAACAAAACAACTCTTAGTCCAATGGTTCGTAAAAAAAGAGAAGCAATGCTTAAAAAAAAGCTTGGAGCAAGATGGAAGACCATGAGCCAACAACAAAAAAATATGCTTATTAATAAAAGACCTATACCAAAAAGTAATGGCTAAGAAAAAAGGCAAGCAGCGTTCTAAGCAGCCTGCAAAAATTGCTAGCAAAACTAAAAAATACAGACAGTTTGCATAACAAGATGGAAAACATTTTACAAAGATACCCGATACTAGGCATAGTATCAAGTTTTGGAGGTTGCGTATTGCCACTAATTAATTATTTATCACCGATAGTACAATTTTTGGGTATGCTGGTTGGTGTATTTATTGGTATATTTACATTACTTATAAAGATAAAAGAATGGAGAAATCATGGCTGATTGGTTAGCAATGAATTGGGAATGGGTACTATTAGGATTTATGGTTTGTGAAAAACTAGTCAAACTAAGTCCAACAAAAGCAGATGATATTTTGCTTGATGTAGTATGGAACACTATTAAAAAAACAGTAGGGAAAAAATAATGTTAAAAAAGTTAATTTCAAGACTTGTTAAAAAACATGGTATGAAAAAATTGCTTATAATGGTTGGCGATTGGGCGGTTGGAGCTTCTAAGTCAGAGAAAGATGACGAGGCATGGGAGCTAGTAGTTAAGCCATTTATTGAAGACAACTTTTAAATTATATGAATAAAGCACGCTCTTGGACAGAGGCGGAGCGTTTAAGAGCTAAAGAGCTAATAGAGCAAGGCAGAACATATAAAGCTACCGCAGAAATACTAACAGAAGAGTTTGGACATTTGCGTACAAGAGAGATGGTGCGCAAACAATTTAGAGCTGGGTACATTACTTTAGATTCTAAAAGAGAGATTGATAAGTCTTTTCCACTAAGAAACAACTCTATTACATTTACTGAAGACGATAACTACGCTACTCTTGAAGGAAACTTTGAAGAGGATAAAGCACCTACCTTAGAAAAATTACTAGACAAGTTTGATATAGATACTGAAGTTTGGGAAGTAACTAACTTTAAAGTAAATCAATGGGATGTATCAGCTAAAGAAGAAATAGATGGGAAAATAGTTTGGAACACGCATACAAACTATCAAGCTAAAGCTTCTTTAATAAGAAAAACTCCTGTAAAGTTTGAGTTTCCAACTGTTCAGGGTGCTAATGTTGGTAAGCTAGCAAAGCATATCGCCAGTCCCGTAAAGAGTAGGGGTAATTTAGATGTAGTAGTACCAGACTCACAGGTAGGATTTAAAAGAGACTTGCAAACAGGAGAGATGGACCCATTACATGACTTAAAAGCTTTTGATATAGTAACGGAAGCCATTAAAGATTTAAAGCCTAACAGAGTTATTTTGTTAGGTGACATGCTAGACTTGCCTGATTGGTCAACGCATTTCATGCACTCACCTGAATTTTCATTCACAACACAAGCTAGCTTAGATTGGCTGGCGAGTTGGCTGGCAGAAGTTAGACCTTATTGTAATGAATTAATTTATATTGAGGGCAACCACGAAAAGAGAATGACGGATTACATTATTAAGAATACTATGCACGCGTATGGAATCAGACCGGCAAATCAACCCGACGTTCCACCCGTAGTATCTATCCCGTATTTATTAGGTCTTGCTGACATGGATATTCAGTATGTTGGTAACTATCCTAGTGGTGAGTTCTACATAAATAACAATCTTGTATGCATTCACGGACATAAAGTAGGCGCGAAGAGCGGTCAATCTGTAACTAAAGCTTTAGATGATGCTAGGATTAGCACTATATTTGGACACATTCATCGCCTTGAAATGGCTCATAAAACAATATGGACACAAGGTAAGCCAAAGATATATCAAGCAGTATCGCTAGGAACAATAGCTAGAATAGACGGAATCGTGCCAAGTGGAAGTGCTAGGCATAATTGGCAACAGGGGTTTGGAGTAGTGGAGTATGATGAAGAGAATTTCCAAGTAGATACTGTTGGAATATATGAAGGTAGGTCTATTTATAGAGGCAAGGTGTACAATGCTAGGACATCTAGTTAAATGCCTAATAGAAAAGCTAAAGCTAGAAAGCAATTACGAAGGAAGAAATCAAATGAAATCAAAATCTACAAACGCAAAGTCAAAGAAAAAAAGAAACTTGCTAAGCAATCTGTATAGAGATATACAGGAAATTATAGATGATACGCTTCACAGAATAAGTATGTATTCTCCAGAAGCTAGCATAATGGTTTTCAATACTGGACTGGTAGAATCTGGCTATCGCGCGCTAATGCAGTATCCCAGTAAAATAGCTAGGTCATATTTTCAAGTAGAACCTAATACTTGCTATGATATATTCGAGAATTATTTAAGATATAGAAAAGCTATATGGTATGATGTTATAGATGCGTGCGAGCTTAATGAGAAATATAAAGAAGTTATTCCTACAAAACAAGAATGCGCAAGATTGTTAACAACTAATATTGCTTTTTCTATTTGTATGGCTAGGCTTGTGTACAGGCGCGTACCACTAAGGCTACCAAAGTCAAGCGACCTAGATGGTCAAGCGCACTATTGGCTAAAGCATTACAATGCTGGTGGTAAAGGAAGTATAGATAAATTTACAGAAGCGTTAAAATTAGCTAGCTAACCAGGGCTGCCCAGGCGCGGCAGGACCTTATGCTAGCTTTATGAAGCAACTGCTTTTGAAACTGTATCTGTATAAGTTAAGGAATCTTTAGGTACTAGTTTTGTTCTACAATTAGGACAAGTTGTATGAAGATTCTTAGGACCAACTTTATTAATTTCTCTATGATTTGGACATGTGTAGTTTATTCTTTCTTCATTATCTTTGTAATTGTTGTCGAACTTATTAGTACTCCCATCTTTTTTGTTCTTGGAAGACTTGTAAGAACCTTCTATTATCTTCGTGACCTTGTCCGGTCTTAGTATAAAGTCTAGGTCAGCCATCCATCCTTTATCGTTATCTCCCATTAAAAAGGGTATATCCTTTACTTTAGTGAATAACTTGATAAAGAACTCGATGTTAGGGTTATCTCTCCATATTGAGCGTATTAGACTCTTTCTTTTTGAATTTATAGCTACAGCTCTTGGCAATGTCTTGCCTAGTATATCATTATAGTTTTCAACAATAGATTTGTAATTGGGTGTTTTCATACTTGCAGTAGCAGTAGCAGTAGCAGTAGCAGAGTTATGCGATGGCAATGGGGTTGTTATAGGGTCGCTATGCGCTTGCCATCTTTTCTTTGCACCTATCTTACCGGCTTCACTTGCTTTTTCTTTTCTTTCTATTTGCTCTGCTCTTACAGATTCCATTCTTCGATTGTAAAGTCTGCCGTCAGACTCTTCAAAGCAAGCTAGCACATCTACTATAAGCTCGTCAAAATCATTGGGATTATTGCACAACAATTTTAGTTTCCTCATGTTATTGGGAATACCTTTTTCTAACCATGCATAGGAGAGTAGAGTAATATACATACCTCTCTGCTCCATATTCATAAGCTGTACATTTATATCAGCTAAGAAATCTCTTGCATAAAATTGAAATGCTGGACTTTTATTCTCTTTCTTTCTTGATAACATTTACTATCTCCTCATATCTAACTACTTCATATCTTGGTGTTTTTGCATAAACATTGACATGAACATACATTGTTTTATTATTTCCACTAAAAGATTTTACAGTTCCATTGCCATAATTATTCTCTCCATGGTCGTTTATTCCTGTTATGAATTGTACTGAATCTCCTACTTCTATCTTTTTACCTTTATATTCCACTATTAAAGAACTCTCTATTCTTTTTAAAGTTTTCTACTCTAGCAATTTCTTTAAGTCTTATCCTTAGTAAAGATGCAGAGTTTCTTAATATATCTTTAGTATTTTCATTTGCTCTATCATTTTTTAAAGATAATCTTTTAATCTCTCTTTGCATATCATGAATCAATGCACACATTACACCGGAAGTTTTGCTTTGCATTATCGTTGGGTCAAGACTCTTTTTCATTTTCATTGTTTTTCTCCTTTTTTACAAACATATCGTTTATAGTTTTGATTGCTCTATAGTTACCCATATCTTTCTGTTGCCATAAAGTTGTTACGTTAAAAACAAAAGTTATCACTTCGTTAGCTTGTTGTAAAGATGCGGTGGTTTTTTCTAATTGTTCTTCAAGTTGTTTCTTTGTCATTTTTTAATTTAACATACTCCATGTATTTATCGAAAGACATTACTACTAAAGGTTCTTCTCTGTCTTGCACAAGAACTTGAGCGTGGATAACATCTTCTTTTGGTTTAATGTAATCTGCTAGCTTTCTTCTCCCTTTAACCTGTAGGTAAAGGTCTTTAGCAGCAGGTCCGGGTGCTAGCACTATATCTACTTCGTCATCTAGACCCATACTTCTTCCGCTACTTCCCCAAGTGCGCTTAGCCTCGAAGCCATTCTCTTGTAATATCTTTACAATCTTTCTTTCAATTCTGTTACCTTTTTGCTTTTGACTTCTACCCATGTCTTTTTATCCTTAATGTTTTTAGGGCAATCAGTTTTATTCAGTTAATTAATTTGCCAACCAACTACCTAATTGCAAACCAACTGCCCTAATGTTTAGTTATCTAGCTTAACGATAAAGCCAATTGGTTTGGGTCTAACACATTCCACATAGATATTGGTAGTGCTAGCTGTTCTCCAAACCCCCTATTCAGCTTGATAGAATGTTCTTCAAACTCTTTGTAGTTTGCCATGAATCGTTTCTTTGTGTCTATGTCATGCACCATTATCTTTGTTGCTCCTAGCTTTTTTGCTTTATCAATACAATCTTTATCGAAAGCAATTGCCGGTGGTTTTCTAAGAAAGTGCTTGCTAGAATTTACTCGCTTGTGCAAAGTATCTTTCATAACAACACCTACAACTTTCCCATTACTACCTATGATAGCTTTACCATCTTCTTCTTTTCGTAATGATTTTCCGGTCATACTTTTAAGAAATGTATTCCTCTTAGCTAACTTGTCTAGCTTTTTTTGTTTATACTTCATCCAAATATCTCCTCTGTATTTTCAGCAATAATAGATTTTAGGTCTTTAGCATCACTAACGATAATGTCATTATCTTCAATAGGTGGTGGATTGTTTTCTTCTGCTTGTGTGTCTCCACCCTTTTTCTCTCTGTACTCTAACTCTATCATTGCCATTTGATTGTTCTTAGGGTTCTTATCGCTCTTTGTACCGGCTAACCAAGAAAGATAACCGATTGGTAGGTCTTTCCAAGCTTCGCCCTTGTGCTTGCCAAAGTCAATAAAATCTCCTCTATAATCTTCCCAATTGTCAGAGACTTCTTTTTGCAAGTCTCCTGTGGTTAAGTTAGATTTAGATTGATTTGGTTTGTGATTGTTTACTGCTCTGCCAAGCGTGTTTTGATTTACTATTGCATTTGCTACTTCATCTGCTGAAGCTATGCTAGCATCTGTGCTGAAGCCAGCGAAAGCTAAAGCTCTACCCACGGCGGATGTCTCTGCGTTTTCTAATGCGCTAGTTTTATTTATCATTGTAGAACCAACAATCTCTTCAGCGTGTCCTGTAAAAGTATTGCTATGTGATTCCATTCCTTCTGCTTGCTCAATCAATGTTAGCGTTGCCTTAACCCTAACAATACCTTCTTCAGATGTAACAACCTCTGTTACTATTGAACTACTACCCTTGTAACTCTCGTGTAGTTCTTGTATTCTCTCATTTACAGTAGCATATTGCTTACCATGTATGTCAACAGGCATATTCCCTCTCCTTTATTTAGTCTATGTTATTGAATGTAAGATTATTAGGTGTGTCACCATTAACAGTACCATCTGAACTAATAGTTATTGAACCCATAGAGTTCATGTTTTGCAAGTGTTTAGTCAACATATAGCTAACTTGACCGCTTAGTGACCTGTGTTCGTACTTTGCTAACTTAGTAATCTCATCGTGCAATTTTGGATTAAGGTAAATTGCTAAAACCTTTTTTTGTTTTTTCATCATTCCTCTTTCTGTTAAGTATTCTGTAGCGCACTAACAATAATAAGCATAGGTAACAATGCTAGGACCTAATGCTTAATAATAAATAACTATATTAATACGCTACAAATTTATTCGTAAAAAACTTCACCAACGTTACTGCGAATACAAACATCACAATCATCGTTGTTGTAAGCTATTGAACCACATTTTACACACCAATTTGTGCTAGGTTTCTTTTCCCACTTGTATCTAATTCCTCTTCTCTCTAAAAGAGAAACTACTCTTTTTTTATTTTTCAAGCTTTTCGGCTTTCTGTTGAAATTTACTATTAATTTTTCCACTTCTAATTACCTTTGTTTGTGGCGAAATAGTTGTCTTTCGATTCTTATATGTTACTGTCTGTCCTAATTTGTCCTCGATTCTGTCATTAAGGTACATCACAGAAACACTACCAATCCCTTGATTTAAAACAACACCTTTTATATTAATGTTTGGTATTGTAAAATCTTCATATTTATCTAATTTACATAACTCTACATATTTATTCATAGTACTTTTTCTTTTCTTTTATTAAAATAACTGTTGTTTTGCTTTAATTTACCTTCATAATTTTTACCTCTGTCAAAACATGTTCACATCCTCTCCTCTCATGTCGAACAGGGGAGTGCTAGCTTCGGTTGGCGCTCCCTCCCTCTTTTTCTTTTTCTATTTTAATATTAATTATTCTTTCTAAATCTTTAAGATGACACATTATTCCATGTATATATCCTCTTGATGCTTCCCAATCTTCTTTACTAATAGATTTCCTCACATATTCGTCATTAATTAAAGCTTTTGCTTTTAATGACTCTAACTTTAACAATTCTAGCTTAGTTTCAAATTTCATTTTATTTTTCATCTGAATAGTACGTTCATGTTTTTCAAATTTTTTCTTCTTTGAATTAGAATAATATTCATCAGCCTGTTTCCAATTATTTGTTTCTTCTAATTCATGATAAAGATTTTTCATTTTACCCATTATTAATACTCCTCTATTTCATTTACTTTAAACTCTCTATCTTCCATTTCTTCATGTTCTCTGTTCCAATTGTTATCATTTTCGTGTGCTTTTTTAAGTGCTAGCGTTTCTGCCTCATCTTCGTTATCTGCTTCTACTTCAACATATTTTGTGTAATCATAAATCATTTTTTCTATTACTGTAACTTCAAATAGTGGCATTTAATACTCCTGTGGTGTAAATATATGAAGAGAATCCTTGCTAGTACAATCCATCGCCAACCAAACATCCGTATCTTTATACTTCATAGTTAGCAAATGCTTGTACTTCTCAAAGTTTTTCAAATCGTCATGGTTCATATTGACAATTTCATTCCTTACTTCGGTCAAAAAAGAATCTAGCTCATCATACCATTCGACATTTTGGTCATCGCTGCGGGACAGTTTTGCTAGCATGCTCTTAATGTTTGGCGTTATTCTAACTTTTACTCTCATGTGGTGGTATTTTTGTGCATACTTTGTAACATCTTTAAAGTAACCATCTTTTACCAATTCATCAGAAGTTGGTCCGACGACTACAAAGTCCGGTAGTTTTTGCGTATTCATTTTTTCTCCTCTAGTATATTCTTTGTTTTTTCTAAAAACTCGTCTTGTATCTTTATAATTTCTTTATACAAGTCTGCGTTCTTTCTTATTAAATCAACCATTATTTTATTTATTTCATCTAACTCTATTGATTTATTTACTAACCATTTTTTATCAGATTCTTTCATAACTAATTCCTCTCAAACTCTAGCCAAGCATCAACGACTCTTTCAGCCATGTGCTTGTCACACCATTCTTCGTCAAGTATTGTTTGCACAAGTTCTTTCTTTGTATAAGAATCCCTCTTGCACAATTCTCTTAGCAAGGGATATGCTACATTTGTTATATCATCAAATATAAAATCAGATTCTAAGTCCATTATGCTTCTGCTCCTCCTTTTTTAAGTCCGGCATTCTTAATCATTCTGTCAATGTCAACTTTGTCTTGCTCGTCGTCTTCTTTTATTCTTCTTCTTATTTCTAAGCTAGTTTGAAATGTGTCTTTATCTACTTCAGTATGAATAAATCGTAATTCAGATTTATCGTTAATAAAGCCAGACTGTATTGCTATATTATTTACAATACCTGACAAGCTTTTGCTAGCATTTGGATTGCCATTTCTTGCTTGTTTACCAATGTCTGTTGTTTCTAAAAACGCTTTGTGTATCAAGCATAGAAATTTTGCATATTTATCTTCAGAATCAAGATTTTCTACTTCTTCTGACATTAAAGTTCTAAGTATGTTTGCTATCATATTACACATGCTACTCATATCTTTAGCGTATTTCATTAGCACTTTTTCTACGTTTTTTTCATTATCTTCAAACATGTCCTCTCCTTTGTTTTATATTTTAACATAAATCTCTGTCAAGTATTATGTTTCATCATGTTTTGGTGTGTTATAATATATAACATTTTTCATTAAGTTCAAAATGTTATATTTATTATACCCACTCCCAAGTTTTTGCATCTCGTTTTTCTACTGCATTTGATATTGCTTTTTCAAAAAAGTCTAGCATCTTTACTTCGTCGCTAACAATCTGTTGCTCTATGACATAGTTGAATCCTAGTTCTTTTTTAACTTCTTTAGACATTTGTATCTGATATCCCATCGAGCTATCTGACTTCCATTTGTTTTCTAAGATACCAAACACTAGGTTTCTAAACAATCCGGGCAAGCCTATGCTAAGAATACGCTGTACGTCTAGACGCTGTCCGCTATCTTTGAATTTAATCGCTGTGCATACCTCATCTAGTTTCAAAGAACCTCTGTATCCTGTTGCATCTGCTCCCCAAACTTCTACTGCATATCCTATTTTTGTGAGTACGTCTGATAGATACGCACCGGCACTTACAAGTCTAGCAAAACTATTCTCGTTATTGCCACAAGATAATCCAAAGTTGATAGCTATTTTAATGTTTCTAGCTTTTTTGTTTCTCTTGGTAACAACCCATGGAGTATCTGAATTTGCTAAGAATCTGTCAATATCTACCTCGTCGCCATCATCAACAAATCTTCTCTTGCGTTTGCATGACATGCCTTGACCTGTAAACTTCGATACTTTCAGTTTACGTTCTAGCACGCTTCTGATTTTCTTGTAATGCGTAACTAAGCTTGGTGTAGTTCTGCCATGTCGAAGTGCTTTCATGTGAGTATCATGGTTGCCAAAATGCTTTCCGTATGTCCAATCATCTGAAAACCTTGATTCAGTTTTGCTATGTTGCCAACCATTTTCCTTGATACTATCTTGCATGTCTCTAAGTGATTGGAATTGTAAAGTATCGTATCGTACTGACATTATCTGTAATTCCTTTTAATCTCGTTAATGTTAACTTTGTCTAGCTCTTCTTTAGTCCAAGCAACTGTTATCCTGTCGAGAAACCAACCCCTTGGCTTACCGGCTTCTGCCCACACTTGAGCATCTGCAAATCGTCTTGTGCTAAGAATACGCTCATCTAAATGTTCGTCGTTCATTCTTTTTCTTAGTTCCCATAGCATGTCTGCCCATTTTTGGTCTTGCTTGCCAATGAGTGCTTTTTCTAAAGAAGGGTCGTAGTCTATAAAGATAGTGGTATCTCCTAGTCTGTCTAGCGTAGCAGAATCTTGTTGACCTCTGCCGGAATATGTGAAGTCTTGTCCGTCACCAAAGGTATTCATACAGCTAGCATCGAAGTAGTTGTCGTTCTTCCAAGCAATTGGCTCTCCTGTTCTATTGGGTACAGCTATATAGCCTTGTCCGTCGAGCATAGCATTTCTAATTAGTCCGGCATTACCATCCATAGCATCTGCTTCATCCCATAAGTTCAAGCCACCATTCTCGAATCTGTCAACTGCTAATCCCATGTGGTATTTACCATGAGCATCCATCTTACCTAGCAACTGTGCTTCTGATAGTCCGGCTGAACAGCCAATGTATTGGAATGTATCTCTTGCATCCATGTTGTTAATGTCTGCTAGCTTATCCCAAACTTGCTTGACAAGAGTGCTTTTACCTGTGCCGGCAGGACCAACAAGACAAACATTGTTCTTGTAATGTAAAGCTTCGAATACATCTGTAAAAGCTGGGTGTGTTAGCTCTTCCGTTAAGTCAATCACAGGCTTATCCTTGACATGGATAGTCAATGGTTTCATTGCATTTTCTGCTTTGTGTACCATCAGTTCCATCTTCTCTGTCAATCCTGTGCTAAGTTCTTGGACAGTATCGGATATCTTTGGCTTGAGAGCTTCGACGACTAGCTCTTCTATGCTTCCAGGCTGCACGCTGCGAGTCGGTGTGCTAGCTTCTTCGGTGCTAGTAGTTTCGGGCTTGGTTTTTGGTGGTGTGGAAGAGGTAGGATTGTATTTTCCGTTGAGGAAATCCTTACGAACATCATTGGTGCAAGTCTGAATCCAAGAAGATGGTATCGCTTTATCTTTGCATTTCTCGATACAAGCTTGCTTTAGCTGTTTTGTTGTCATGTAGTCTGGGTTCATTTTCTCTCCGTTTCTCGGTTTGGGATTGTTTCTAACTTATCTTCATTGTATTTCGATAAGTTAGTAACAAACCTAAGGTTATGCGCATCTGCCGTCGTTGGTTCTGTTAAGTCTTCTAAACAATTTTGACAGATATTGCTAGGTAATTTGCCTTGTGCTAGAAATGGTTTATCACATTCTATGCAATGAAATGGTGTAGGCATTTATCTTCCGTAGTATTTAAAGTTAGTTCGTTTAATCTTGCTTGATTTTCTCGTTATAAAAAACCCTCCAAGATATCCTATTGCTAGCATTAGTAAATCAAATCCGTTAATTGTTGACATTAATTCCATTACTTCACCTCTTTTTTATCTTGAATAAACTCGTCTAAATAATAATCTATTGTATCCCAAGTAATAGCAATACTAGCATCATGTCTTCTTTTCATCATTGATAGTATGTCCATACACTCTTCATCAGATATATCTACTTTATCTTCTCTGTCATCCATAGCATATCTAATGTCTTTAATGCACCATTTAATAGATATTGAGTTTTCTTTATTTATGACATCTTCGTCGTGATGTATTTTACCATTTTTTACTGTTGCTTTTTTCATCAATACACCATCAACAAAGAATCTAAAGACTCTATCTCCATTATCATTTTTTGTTGTGCTAACCATTGTCCTTACGAATTGATGACTATTTTTAGAGCTTGTTCCAACCTTGACAAGCGTTACTCCTACTTCTCTAATGCCATAGCTTTTATCTGTTGCATAGCTATCATTATCAATTACATTCCATATTGGATATTGTCTTCCCATGTTCTCTCCTTTATAAGTTTAAAACTATTATTACTGCAAAAACTGTTAACAGCATTAACGTAAATACTGTTACTTCTTTTATGTCTATTTTCATATCATTTTCTCCAAGATTTTTGAACAGGATTATTTCTAAATTGTTCGACAGTTAATTTAATTAACATGTTTGTTTCTTCTTCGGTAAACTTAACAGGAATAACTTCCCCATTTTTATTTCTCTTTATTGGTAACGAAGATTTTTCTTTTACATGTTTTTCCAATTTTTCTTCTGCCCATTTCATGTGTATAAAATCCATAAAGTTAGACCTTCTCTCTAGTTCCTTAATGGTTTCTAGCATTATCCATCTAGAATCTTCCCACCCTCTATTCTTATGGTCTTTAGGCTTGACTTTTTTAAGCCATTCCGTAAGATGTTTAATACGTTCTTTTAAATCTTTGTCAATCATTTTTTTCCATTCCTTTAATAAATTCTATGATTTCTTTTTTCTTTTTTGGTTTAAATAACATTTCTATTCTAAACAATCCGTTTTTTATCATATTATATAAATTCCAAAACTTATTTTTCAATGTTTTATGATTGAAGAAAAAAACTACTTTCCATTTAATTGGTTCAAATTCAGAAGATTTATGTATATTTTCGCTAATTGTTACATATAAATAGTATTCTCTAGAATAAGAAAAAAAGATACATATCAATCTACTAGGAATTATCTTGATGCTAAATTCGTAAAATTTAATATCTTTTAAAAATCTCCAAGTAAAGAATCTATTTGTTTTTATATAATCAGCCATTTTTATTCTCCTAGATTTATATCTTCTCTTACGTAATCAATTTCCCAAATTAAGTCGTTAATCTTATCGCTATTATAAGCCTCAAATTTACCTTCCCTAGCATCTTCTAACATTTTTTTAGACTTGTCTACAAGTTTATTAAGTTCGTCTATTGTAGTTCCTAGTCTACTTCTTGAAATAACTTTATTTTTTCCGTAATAATTCATTTTATTCCCTTATTTAATTGATACCTAAATGTCCACAAAACCCTAGACTTAAAAGTCTATACGATTCGTTATAAACCTTCATTTTAGCTTTCCCTGTTGGATTGCTCTTATATTCTGATAATAATCTCATGAATCTTTTATATTTACCCATTGTTAAATTTCTCCTTGAGTTGGTTTAATAGTCTGTCCATAGTATTGTTTTCTCTGTTAGCTTTTTTAATCATAGCATTAGCTATATGGTAAGTCTTGCCAAATAACTTTTGTTTTCTATTGACGCTAGAAACGAATTTCTTAGCAGAGTTGCTGTCCCGAAACTTATTCAGAGGATTCATAGCGAAGCTATCTTGCCCTGTAAGACGAACCTCGACCACCGAGCCATGCTGTTTTGTTTTGGTTTTTTGTATTGCTATCATCTGTTCCCTATGGTTTAATTAAGTATTCAATACTTTCATACTTAATATAAACCTTTAGGGAACTGATAGCTTTACTACAAAACCTATAAAACTATAAAATAAATATATAAAAGACCCATTCCGAAATCATCTACGCGTTGCACAAGGCTAATTCCGAAATCATCTACGCGAAGAGATAAATATAGGGTCAAAAATTAAATAAAATTATAGGGATTCCTACGCGTGAAGGTAAAATAGATATTTTTTGAGGGTATCACCTAGATTAAGGATTAAGATTTAGTACCGGTGTATTGTTTTAAGCCGTTTTTTAGGGTGCTGACGGGATTTTCTTATTCGTAGGGTGTGATTACCTTACCTAGGGATAAAAAAAGCGTATTTAGGCTAATTTTAAGCAAAAAAAAACCCTATAGTAAAAACTACAGGGTTTTCTTATTGGTTATTGTTATTTACTTACTAGGGTCTTTTATTCTCGACATATAGCCATAAAATACCTGCAATAAATAAGGATATTTCAAAACCATTCATGAGATTAAACCGGCTACTGCATGTTTATCCTCTTCAAGTATCCTATCATATGCATCAGTTGAATTGTCCCAGTTTGGGCATGTTTCATGCATTTCTAATATAATGGCTTGCTCTTCTTCTTCTTTAAGCTCTTTTGCTTCTTGCTCATCCTCTACCATCCATACTAGATGCTTCTCATATGTTTCAATTGGTAGGTCTAGGTCTGGTAGTTCATCAAGTGAAAAACCAAAATCCAATTGAAAGTCCTCAATGATTGCTTGCTGTTCTTGGTGTGCTAGCTTGGAATCTAGTGAGGGTTTGGAATCGTCGATTGTTGGTGTATCTGTTATTATTGTTGAGTTTAGCATTGTTTTTTTTCCTTGTTTTTATTTATGAAATTATCGGCTTGATTGCCGAGCTACAATATATGGAATGGCTAAGAGGGTAGAGCAAGCAAAACTTTTAGCATTCGCGTTCGAGAAAACTGTGCTAGCTTTTAAAAATAAACAATGGTTTGTCGACGAGGAGAAAAAATGTTGACTCAACGCGTTTCGCGTAGGGAGAAACGAAATCGAGGGTCGCCCCGTCATTATATAGTACCCACCACGAAAATTTTGTACAATTTTTTACAAAGGGTGCTTTTAAAGGCTGTTTGATTAGGGTTGCTATAGCTACCCTAATGCCATCGCAATGCCATCGCATAGCTCTGCATATAGCAGTAGCAGTAAACCTTAGGTTTATAAGGATACAGTAGGTTTATAAATAAAGGTTTACTTATATGGTTTATAAACCTTAGGTTTAACCAATCAAATACATGAAAGGAATTTAATTATGGCTTATGAAGTTAAAGATATGACAGGCTCTATATTCACAAACCAAGGTAAAAATAAAGAGACACAACCAGATTTTACAGGTAACTTTAGAATAAAAGGTGTAGATTATTCTGTTGCTGGCTGGAAGAAGACAGCGCAAACAGGATTAGAATACGTTAGTTATAAAATAGAAGAAAAGCAGGAAAAAGCACCATTCTAAATGAAAGTAACATGTAAAGGAAAGGAATTTGACCAATATGAATGCGATGAAATTAACGCTCTTGGAATTGAAACAGTCAAAAACTGGCGTGATGCAGAGATTGGTGATTGGATACGGACTCATGATGGTAAGGCTCTTGAGGTTACTGGAAAGCGTTTCAAAAAGCTTAAAGGCAAGCGTAAGCAAATTACTTTTATACGCACAGGTTTTGGAGAAACCCCAACGTATTATACAAAAATCTACGCCAAGCAGCAAAAAGACTGGTCCGGAAATGACCTCATCTATAAGCAATATGTTAGAAATGTCCCAGCAACTGTATTACAAAAACAATTCGCGGACTATATCTCTAAATTCGGAATACTGGACAAAAACGGAAAGTTCGATTCAGCCTCAATCGTTGACGCGTATACAAACGCATATAGCGACAACAACCCTAAACAAGCGCTTAGAAGAGGTGTTAGAATTTTACGAAAAAAATATATATCTGATAGGATTAGCATGAACATTAGAGAGACATTATTAGAACATGGTATGGATGATAATTGGATTATCAATCAATATCGTGAACTAATTGATAGCGCTCCACCTAATGCAAAACTAAATGCACTCAACCGCATATCGGATTTATTAGGTCATAGTAAGAAAGAAAAAGAAGAGAAGACACAAAATATTATTATGATATCAGATGGAGATAAGAAACTATTGGCAGAAGCAAGACAAAAATTATCTGATAAAGATATTGGTCGTTTAATGAATGTTGTGAAAAACAAAGGAATACAAGGTGTTATTGACTCGGAAGATACCGGAAGCAACAATCACGCTAGAGATTGATGAGTCATATACAGGCGTTATTTTGCTAGATGGTAAAGAAATGTTTGTAGAGCCTAAGATATCTGCCTTAATTTTAAGCATGATTGAACAAGTAGATTCACTCAGCGAAAGATTAGATGCTTATGAAAAATACATAACAGGAACAGCAGATGCCTAATTACACATCAACAAATCAAATGAGATTCACAGACGGAACATCTCGTCTTATGACAACCTTAGAGGGAGGCTCGAAATCGAAGAGGAAAAAGCACATGAAAAAATGCAAGGGATTAATGAAGAAAT